CGACTGTCATCCAGTCAAATCCCATCGAACCGGTATTGCTGGAAAAAAGACATTGAGATTGACTACGCCCGGTGTGAGTCACTGTATCGTTGAAACTCCAGTTTGAAGTCACTATAGATGGGAGTTCTTTGTAGGCAACAGGATAAATTAAAGTATATTGATTTGTAGGCACTGACACAAATCCCCATTGAATTAAAATGTTCCCTAGTTTTAGATAACCGTTTTTGTTATTTTTGTATAAATTTTCCACTTTGTCTGAAAGCGGCTTATTCGATATTGGTCTAAATTTTCCTGAATCGTTGTAAGTTAAAGAATTATCCTCGATGCATTCGCAGTAGAATTTCGTTACACTGTCATAATAAAACTTACCTTTCGTTTTATTGCCGATGTCCTGTATATTTCCGCCGAATTGCAATCCTAAAATTTCAGCCAATCTCGAACTAACCAAATAATTTTCATCCGCATATTTTTTTGTAATATATGTTACGCTTGGATCAATAACTGCCGTTACATTTGCCACTTGATCTACAATAATCGTATCTACATATTCAATTTCTACGACATTGTTAGCTGAAAAAGGCGGCACAAAATCTGGACTAGTCGAAATATTGTAAGCATAAAGTATTTCAACGTTATCATTTCCGTGTGCAAATATTCCTAACTCTTTGATATAAAACCCTGTTGTTACTGATTTATTTGTCAATAAAGCGTTAATTTCACAAGTTCCATTCCTTTTTACATTTATATTTAAAATTGGCAATGTTGTGATTTGATTGATTAATGCTGTCCTTTCTCTTTCGGAAGTTAATGATGTTCCATCTCCTATCGCCATTTTGGTAAATGTTATTGTTTCTCCTGACAATCCTTTTGCTAATAGCTCTCTACCTTTTTCTGTTAAAATAAATCCGTTAAATTTTGCCATAATTTACCTCCTATCTTATTTCTCTTAATATTCTTGTCCTATGAACTGTTCCAAAGTTTGTTGTTATAATTTCATTTGGAATATTAATGTCAGTCGAACCTAAATAATATTTCTTTTTATTTTTTTCAACAAAACCATAATAATTTTTCTTTTCCTCTTTTCTCAAAAGCCTTATTCCTTCAAGCCAAGAACGAATATTTTTATACTGCTCTACAACTTCGATTATTTTCTTGTAGCCTTCATAATCTGATAAATTCCCATCTGTATTTACTTTAAAATATCCAGGATTTCCTCCATACTTGAACCATTCTATTATTTTAACATTTCCGCTAAATAATATTTCACAGATTTCTTTAATCCCACCAACAGTACCTTTGTTAAAATGCGAAAAAACAGACCTTTTTATCAGTTTTATTTTTGTCTCTCTTGTTATATTTGAATCGATGTAATCAACATGATATTCCCACATTAAAAAGTCTAGTTCCACATCATTCAGTTCTGATAATTCCAAAAAAAAATTTCTTTTAATCGCATCATGCTTTTTTTTGATAGCAAAATTTATAGATTCATAAATCCAAAGTGTTGTTTTATCATTCAAAGTTGACTTCGCTGCTATATCTGTTAAGTTCAAATTATCAATAGTTATCATATATTTTCAACTCCTAAATAATTGCTTGTAACACTTGTGTTCTCTGCTATTTCATTAAAATCTAAAATTCTAAACGTTGGACTTCTTAATACAACTCTTTTCACTCCAGCTAATTTTAATAATTTAATAAGCTCATCAGGATTAATATCTCTGCCCATTTTATTTTGTTGCCAAATCTTAAAATCTTTTATGGCTTTTTCAACATTATTTTTAATAACATTTACAAGTGTTTCATTAGATTTATCAATGTAGTAATCGAAATCAATAGCATACGATGTTTTTATCGCCTGTTTTACTGTCACACTATCCGTTAAAGGTCTTATATTATCAGTATTCAACATTTCTTCGATTCTCTTTTTGAGTTCATTAGTAAGTGTCAAGGAATCAGTTAAAACATAAATATCTACATTTGTTGCGCTTGGACTGTATGCCACAACATCAACAATATTCGTACTTGTTGACTTAGCCCAAAATTCATAAGCCCCTTTGCTTCCAGCAGTTGTGAAAGATTCAGGAATTTCTCTGATTCTAGCTCTATAATTGTCATCTTGCTCTATTTCAGCCCCATTGTTTGATGCTGTAATGTTCTCGACTTTATCGTAATGTGGAAAAATGTCGACCATCGTGTTAATTTGTCCGACTGGAATATCATTTCCAACAGTTCCTGATGTGTTGCAAGTTGCAATTCCATCTACATACAAATCGCCTTTTTCTATCTTATATTGTTCATCAGTTGAAAAATATAACTCATTGTATTGAATCCTTGAGCCTTTTGGAATTATTATATCTGTTGCTTGAATATCGGTAATATAAAATCTAAATGTTGCTACGGCTGGTTGTTCTACGAGTCTTTTACCTCTATTTCCATAGAATTCTCCTTTCAAATCTAACCGCTCATTTCTTGCAAATCTTAAATAATTCTGTTTCATTTCATCGTTGTATTTTTCTTCTCTTAATCCAAAGAGATATGCTACTGTTTCAAAGATAAGCGTTTCTGGACTTGATTCAGTTAATTGCCTTCCACTAAGCTCTTGAAACTTATCAATCATGTCTCTTTTAAGTTCCCACGAATCCGCATCTATAATTTCATAATTTTCATCTATCTGTTCATTCAATGTTTACCACCTCAATTCCTAATTCAATGTCAAAATCATTATTATATGTATCTTTCATAACGATTTTAGTTTGTTTTAATGATGCTCTTGGTTCGTATTTTCTAAATACTTTAAGCAAATGTGAAGTCAATCTATTTTCTACGATATTAATATTTTTATCTATTAAATCGCTGTCAAAACTGAAATCACGATTAAGTGGCTGCTCTTCCTTACACACTCTTAAGATCATTCCAACATTTGTTTTTACTTCCTCCAATGTATTTTGAGGATTGTAATTAATTTCTTGGTTGGATGAAATATATATCATTATTTCCCTCCAGTCTGATTTCTCAAAAAGTTCAGCAAAATTTCTCTGTCAGTCTTGGAAAAATTTTTGGCATAGTCTATCATTTCATTAGCTTTATCCGCTGTAATCATTCCTGCTCTTACTAAATCCATTAGCTCATCAATTTTTGCATCTTTTTTAATTTTTTCAAGCTGATCCAATATTTCTTTTTTCTTATTTTCAGCAATTTCAATAGCCTTATCCACTTTCCCTGCTATATCATTAACCTTGTTCCCTACTTTTTCTGCAAATTCCTGTAATTTTGATTTCTGTTCAGTTTCTACATTTACAACTTCCACTTCTGTAAGTTTTTCTTGCTCCTTTTTTTGAATTTTTAACTGTTCTATTATTTGATTGTATTTTTGCGGATTGTCTATATATTCTTTTAATGTCAATTCCAAATTTATAAAATCAAAGTTGGAAGTCTCTTTATTAAAATAAGAACTTTTTTCACTCATATCTATTATCAAAAACGGAAAAGCTCCAAATGTCTGCCCACCTAATGTTAAATAGTCATACTCCCCAAACTCCCACATAGTTTTTATTTTATCAAGTTGTTCTGATGGAGTTGTGTCAGGTATTAACGAAGCAACCAAAGAAATACCAAAACTCAATTCTGTTAATTCCCTTCCCTGATGTCTTATCATACCTGGTCCAAATATTGCTGTATGTTCGGATATTTTAGATTTGTACGCTCTATTTATTTCGTTGTTAATTGAAAATACTTTTTTATCAGATATTTCAAACACAACATCTCCAAAACTTCCTACCATTATTCAGGACCTCCTGTCTTATCTCCGCCGACAGTAACACCATTATGCTTATGGGTATTGAGATTAATATTTCCACCTGTGATAGTAGTTCCGCTAACGGTCAAATTCCCATTGACAGTAGTATTTGCATTAATTACAACTTCCGATACAGGATTAAGTGTTAAAGTTCCATTTGAATAGCTGTAAAACCCTCCATCTGAAAAAGTTCTTTTTACTTCACCCTCCTTGATTTCACTAGCTCTCATTGGACAGCCAAGGATATAACCAACTTCAGGCATATCTGGAAGTGATAAAACCAATACACTTTGACCTACAGCTAGATTATAAGAATCGCTGTGACTGTCGGAAAAAGGAACTAATATATTAAGCCAGTCACTTACTTTGTTATCTCTATCAAGGAAAATAACTCTTGCTTTTCCATTTTTTACATCAATGCTATTTATTTCTCCCTGTTTTATTAAATCCATCTATTTTCACCACCTTTCAAAAATTTTGTAACAAAAAAATCACAATCAAATTAATGACTGTGATTTTCTTTTAAATATTATGCTCCTTCTTTTTCTCTATCCGTATTTGCTTTTATTCCTAATGTTTCTAACAAATTATGAACGAATATTCTTCCTTTTTGTGTCCATTTTGTATTGGGAACGACTTTTTCAGTTCCATTTTTCTTTTTTACTGTTATTGTTTCGCTTTTTGTGTATCCCTTATTCATATGTTCCGCATACAATATCCATTGTCCGCCGACTTTTCTTATAACTCTCTGTTCATTCAACGTTTTATTCAATTCATATGCACTAAGTCCATAATCGGCTGCAATTTGTGTTATTGTCATTGTATCTTCACTTGACAATATTGTATCGACATACTCTTTTATCGGTTTATACTCCGCTATTAACTGTTTTTGAATCTGATTTTCTTCTTCCAGCTGTTCAAGTTCTCTTTTCACTTTACCGTAATTGATTAACACTTCTCCTAATTTTTCAGGATTGCTTGTTATTGTATCCCATACATTGTCTGTCATATACATTCCTGTTTTTCTAATTGTCTTTAAAATCTTTTTCACTTCTTTTTTAAAGATTTTTGCATTAGGTTTTGTACTTTGCATACAGACTTCGTAAAATCCGTCTTCTGTTAAGAACCACATATTACGGTTTTGACCTGATACGAAAATTTTTCGTATCAGCTTTTCATCTTCATCAATCATTTTCAACATCTTACTCACATCATAACTTCCGTTTGAAGTTTTAGCATAATCAATCCATTCTGCTACATCTTTTGCTAAAAACAATAAATTTTCAAAATCTCCATACACTCTAAATCTTTTTCCCAAGATGTCTCTTTCATCAATTACTTGTAATTCATTTTTCATTCTTTTCCTCCATTATACTATATTAAATCAAACTTCCTATTTTTTCTCCAGCTTTGTAGTATTCTCTTTTTAGAACTCCTAAATAGTCATACATTAAACTTTCAAAATCTGTCGCCTTGTATCCTTCCTTTGATAAAATTCTGAACACTTTGTCAAATTCTCCAAAGAATTTATCTCCTAATTCTTTTAATTTCTGATTATGCTCATCTAAAAGTTCCTGTGCAATTCCAAATGCTAGTTCTTGTTTTTCTGACATAAAATTTTCCTCCTAAAATATTTGTTTTTTAAGAGAATATATAGTATAATAGTATTGGCTAGATACGTTATACGTATATATCCTCTTTTTCGTTTCGTTACGAGAGAGGGGATTTTTTATTTTGCTTTTTTTATGATAATTTCTTTTTTATCTTGGTTATATTCTAGTTCCACCTCTCTTTCTTCTTGGCTAACTCCCATATCATCTAAAATTGTTTTAGGTATTGATAATTTTGTATTTATATATCCTGCACCACTTTTTCCATAAGATACTTTCAAAATTCTTTTGCTCATTTCATCCTCCTATTCCGTAACGTAATCATTATACAATATACGTTACGGAAAGTCAAGAACTTTTTTTAAAATTTTTAAAATAAACTACATACC